GGCTGGCATGGCAGTTAGTGCGCTTTCTAAACAACTTGGCGTCGAAGATGAAGTAAACGCGGTGATGAAGGCAATCAACAAAGACCCGGAGGCGGAAGCCAAAATTAAACAACTCGAACACGACAAATTTAAAGCTATTCTTGCAGATAAAAACAGCGCTCGTGAGCGCGAGGTGTCCATTGCTGCGAGTGCGAATGCGCCTCTTCTTAATAAAATTGTGACCCCGGCTTTAGCACTCGGAGTTGTAGGCTTATCGTTCCTGCTGTTTGCGGTGCTTATCTTTGTAGAAGTAAAGCCAGAGGCTAAGGACATTCTGATCTACATTTTGGGCGTGCTGTCAGCGGCGGTGACGCAGATTCTGTCTTACTACTTTGGGTCAAGCGTTGGTAGTAAAGACAAGGGCGAACAACTCAAAGGATTTTCGAAATGAAGCTCTCAAACAACTTCAGCCTGGCAGAGCTGACGCGCTCACAGACTGCTACACGCAAGGGTATCGACAACCAGCCGAACGACGAGCAGCTGGCTAACTTGGTAGCGCTTTGCGAATGTGTACTGCAGCCGATCAGGGAACATTACGGCAAGTCCGTGCGCATCAGCTCCGGGCTGCGTGTGCCTGAGCTGAACACGGCAATTGGAGGCAGCGCTACTAGCGATCACTGCAAAGGTATGGCCGCAGACATCGAGACACCAGGCGTAGATAATTTAGAGCTTGCCCGGTGGATTGAGGGTAGCGGGATTGCTTTTCGACAGCTGATACTAGAATTTTATAACGGCACACCTGACAGCGGCTGGATTCACGTTAGCTATGACCCGTCGGGCAACAAGCGCCAGGTTCTCACGGCGACCAAGCAGGGCGGTAAAACCGTATACCTGCCTGGCCTCGCTATTTAGGCCTGCGCTGCACCAAGCGCTTTGATGCGCTTGCTGTAGGCCGCTGTGTGGCGCACGCGCTTGACTGTGTCCACCTTGGCTAGGGTTTCTTCGTTAGCCCGCTTAAACTCTTTGAGGATTGTCATGCGCTCGCGCGGCTCACGTTTACCTGCCCTGGCAATGCGGTCGGCCATGTCTTCGTAGGCGTCCTGCCACTCTTCCAATCCAGCGTGGCCGCTGATAGACTCACCAGAGCTGGACAGCAGCGCGAAGCCGTCGGCCACTAGTTCGTTGGGCTGTGGCGCGTCCGCAACGACCTCTGTCTCTATAGCGACAACTTCAGGGTTATCACTAACATCTGGCTCCACTGTATCGGCCATAGCCTCTTCAATCTGCAGCGGCTCATTGACTGTTTGCGGTGGCGCAACGACGTCAAGCGGGTTGCGTGGCGTAATGTCCTTGACCGCGCTTGGCTTGGCCTCATCGGGGTAGTCCTGGGCCTCTTCCGCAGTGATCATGCCCTTAAGTACATCGGGGAACGCGTCGCGCAGCGCGAAGCCACGGGCACGCATCTGCATCATGCGCTTCGGGTACGCTGACCACGGACCCTGCTTGCCCCACAGCCCGGCGCGCTTGGCGTCCTCGACTGAAAACTTGGCGGTCACTGGCTTGCGGCCCTTTCGCTTGGCGACACACACGGCCACCGGGTTTATTGTGCCCTCTCCTTCAAAGAACTCTTCTACGTCTTCACACACAGCGCTGGCTTGGACCAGGGCCATAGCTGCGTCGCCATAGACGCTTGGCTTGCCGTTTATGATAGCTATGTTTTGCAAGGCCTGCATTGGTGCCAGCCCCATCTCATAGCCCCACTGCACGCAAACGAGGACATCTTGGGGTTTACCCTGGTAAGCCTTGGGCACCATTGAACTGCTGGCCAGCATCTCGCTAAATTGCACAGCTTCTGCCAAGGTGGTAGGGGCAAACCCTCGGTTAGTGTTTGATACTTGCATCATCTTCTCCATTTTTTAATCTAAGCGCTTCAACTAAAAGTGTGGTGATCGTCTCAACAACGTCTATGGCGTCGTCTTCGTCGCAATTAGTCGCGATCATTACCGCGTCAACTGCGTCTTCGTAAGCCACTTGGACGATCTCCAGCTGTCTAAGCATCGGTTTCTTTAATCGTCAGGGTTGACTGCCGAATGGTGTACGCGTCTTTGGCTGGCACCAACTTCTCAGGCTGCGCTTTGTAGTTGCGCATTGGCCAGCTGACGGTGAACCCACAACCAGCGGCTTTAGTAGCTGACCCCATAGCTAACTTAATCTTCTTCTCCGCCTGGTCGATGTCTTTTTCAAGCATTTTTATTCGGTTTTTAAAATCAACAATAATAGATGCTTGGCCAGCAACTTCTGGCGGCATATCGATCTGCTTATCTGTAGCCAGCGGGTGCATTCGGTTCAGGTCCTTGCTGCTGTCAGGTGGGTACCAGTCAATCGCGCCGATGTCCTGGTAAGCCTGCACCTTTCTGTCAAACTCAACAACGGCTTTAGCGATGGCGTCAACCGTTTGCTGGTGCGGGGCAAACAGAAAAATGCGCATCTCGGTGCCCTGGTACAAAATGCAAACAGCGCCCCACTTCTTGTCTGTAGTCATCATCTGGCCCTGCAGCTGAATAGGACCACGGGCAAGGTGGGGGACGTCTTCTGGCATAGTCCTGGTTAACTTCGCCTCTATCACGCCCTCGCCGTCTAAGACGATTGTGTCCATCCCGACAACGTATATCCCAGCTTTCGGGTCATGCTCTATTGTTTGCCCTTGGCCAAACCCAATGCCATCGAGGCTGCACTGCAGCGGCAGCGTGGGGTGCGTAAACGGCACAGTGATGTCCCAGTCGCCCTTGATGCCCAGGCGCTCGCAGGCCTGCTCTAAGATCACCGGCTCCAGCGTGTTACCCCAGCCCATCGCTTCGTTCCCGATGTCTGGCCGGTCTTTACCGTCGACAGCGTTGATGCTAAATTGCAGCTCATCATTTGGCGAGCTGTACTTGCTGTAACCCATAAGCCCGGGGAGGCGCGACGCGCTCATCACTTTGTCGCTTGTTAATTTACCAGCCATGATTAACCTTCCAGTTGTTTTAGTTTGTAAGATGCAATGTACTTGCCTGTGCCGGTGTGTATCGGAACAGTCAAGATGTTGTGGCCTTGGTTGCGCAGATCAAAGATGCGCGCAGCTAGGCGGAAGCAACCGACACGTTGCAGCGCATCGATCTGTGTAACCTGGCGCCCTTCGCGTAGCATTTCTAAAATAGTTTGATTCTGAGTGCTCATGTGAATTTGCTTTCCCGGTGTCGGCGCATTAAGTATTCGCATTTGTTTCTGCTGCTTTAGTCTGTCGGGCCGCCGCCATCCGGCGGCCATCCAGGTCTTCACAACGCCTGTGTTGACTGCGTTCATTTCACAAGAACGTCAAAGTAAGCCAGAGTTAGCAATAGAAGCGAGACAAAGACAGCCGCGTAACCAATAGCGGTACTAATTTTTGACAAAATAGATTGTTTGTACAATTGGACGGCGCAGCCGTACTCGGCTACAAATGGGAACGCTTGGTTCATGGTTCGGTGGTACTTATGCATGGTTTATCTCCAGAAGTTAAGCTCTTGCGAGCAAGTTGTTGACCTGGCTTGCGTGCCACTGCACACCGCCACGGGCCGTCTGTACGCCACGAGCTGAAAGCTCGTCGGCGATCTCACGCAGGCTTGTCTGGCCCTGCGCTTTGATGCTGTTGATTAGGGGGAGCACGCGCTGCACAAAGGCGTCGGCGCGCTGCTTGATGGCGGCGTTGCCAGCCTTGCTTCCGGTGCCCGGTGTCGGGCTGCCTAAACGAACGCCACGAGCTTTGGCTGCTGTTAGTGCAGCCTTGGTGCGCTCACTGATCTTGCGAGCTTCCCACTCAGCGAATACTGCAGACATCTGCAGCCAAGTGCGGTCGGCTTCTGGGCTGTCGGCGCACACGAATGGCACGCCTGACTCCAGCAGGCCGCTCACGAAGTGGACGTTACGGGCTAGGCGGTCCAACTTTGCGATGACAAGGGTCGCCTTGACTTTTTTAGCGGCGGCCAGGGCGGCTGCGAGCTGCGCACGGTCATTTTTGCGGCCCGACTCAATCTCGGTAAACTCGGCGATGATCTCGCCATTTGCGAACGCCTCAACAGCTGCGCGCTGGGCGTCGAGGCCAAGGCCTGACTGGCCCTGGCGGTCGGTTGATACGCGGTAATAGGCGATGTATGTAGTCATGTAGAACCTCTCTGTGCTTTATCTGCACGTTGAACATAAGAGCAGTATAGCACGCGACTGATATCGTTATACAAGTACCCAAACATAAGTGTTTACCCTAAAATATCAACTTTATTACATATCCAGGGTTGTACCGATACTAAGTCGAGTACACTTTTACTCTATGACCAAACGACCAAACCGCATACAAATACCAGCACGGCTGCATCCAGGCACGCGAGATTTACTTGAGCGGGCCTCTCAAGAGACCGGCGACAGTATGTCTGCGATCATTGACCGCTGCGTACGTGAGACGCTGCAAAGTAAGTACGGACAGTTGGAGCCCAGGCTTCAGCGCTTTTTATCTGGGATAAAGCAATGACGATTGAAGAAGCAAAAAAACTGCTGGACATGAGCAAAGATGGCGTTTCAGTCCCTGACGGCGTGCTAGACGAGGCCTTGTTTATGTGCGGTGAGCGCGAGAGTAACTGGGACCTGCCCAACCCAGAGATAGAGGACTTCGTGGCCGCCATGCGACAGTGTGGCTTGCTATGACGGCATCGGTTTACTTTGTTGTGACCGGCAAGCCGACTGGCAAGGGCAGGCCTCGCGCGTCTACTAGGGGCGGGTTTGTGCGTATGTACACCGACGCTAAAACGCTTGGCTACGAAGCGGCCATTGCAGATGAGGCGGCCAGAGCTATGGGGGAAATGGAGCCATTTGAGACGCCAGTGCAGATGCAAGTTAGCTGCTACTACCCAATACCAAAGTCTTGGTCAAAAAAGAAGCGGCAAGACGCCGTCGACGGTGAGTTGTACCCAAAAGTCAAGCCAGACCTGGACAACGTGGCCAAGGCTGTGTTGGACGCTATCAACGGAATTGTGTATGTAGACGACGCGCAGGTTATTAACCTGGTGGCCACCAAACGTTACGCAACAGACCCGCGAGTCGAGGTCTATCTTTTTGAGAAGCTGAAGTGAGGGCCGATGAGGCCAGCCCGGCGCTTAAAAGCAGTGTGATGCGTGAGTGCTGCTGCGAGGGATGCTGCGAGGGCTGCACAAGAAAAACACCTGCGTGAAGTTTGTAAGGAGATTGACGCTGCCATAGCGCAGCAAAAGGAGAAGAACACATGACACGAGAAGAACTAATGACAGACGGTACGCAGTACTGTTGCTACTGCGGGGACGAGAAGGTACGGTTTCAATGCTGTGGCGAGGCGCATTTTGAGACTTTTGCTCAAATGTCTGCGGATGAGCAAGATGAGTTTCTCCAAGCAGAGTTAGTTCAACGAGCAGAAGATGCTTTTAATCGTTCTGAACAAGCTATACGTGCAAGGGGCAGTGTTTAAGCTACTGCTGGCCTTGCTGATGCTGCCGGCATCGGCATTGGCTGTGCCGTACTCGCCACAGGCCAAGTGTCTGGCTGATAATTTGCACTATGAGGCAAGAGGAGAGAGTTTGGCTGGCATCAGAGCAGTGGCCTCGGTGGTCTTAAACAGAGTCGCAAGTAAGCGCTGGCCAGACACCATATGCCGGGTGGTTTATCAAAGCAAGCAGTTTAGCTGGGCCAACGATTACAGAGAGAGGAACCCCAAGCTGGTGGCGTACACACAGAAAGTGCAACGGGTCGTGGCCAGGGCAATCGCAGGTAGGTTGAAGGACAACACACGAAAGTCAACGCACTACCATACCCTGGCCGTTTACCCCAAGTGGGCGGGCAGGTTGGAAATGA